GCGCTTGACCCCATTTATGATCATATGATCATCCACCTATCCCCTAACTTTAAAGAAAGGAGAATCGGAAAGGACCGAGATTAAATCCAAGGTCCGAGATCGTACCAACAGTCGATTAGAATTCTAATACAACGAATTCTAACTCGGCCTCTAGGAGCAAAATTATTACCTTGCTCTTGGGGTGAGAATGCCCGAAGTCGAGCCAATAAAAGCCCGACTCCCTCAGAAGACCGATTAATACCGGTCTCAACGAAAGCTAGAAAGTAATAACCTTCAATCTGGGAGTCAATTCGACTCTTTGACGAAAAATTACTAAGTCTAGCCCTTGAACAGGACGCTTCATCAAAATTACAGATGAATGCCCCATCACCTCGACCATCGGAACCCGTCAACCTTGTGGGTTTTGGGGTCTCGTGATAAAGGTAATGCCATACCGCCCGGAATCGTGCATCACAGCCCACACTAGATGTGGAACGGTGCGCAAAACGACGGATGGCATTAGCGAACTTTATTATCGTTGACACTGAGGAAACTATCTTCTTTAAGAAGATGGGTGTAACATCCACCCCCCTCCAGAAATGACCTCCACAGGACTCACGAAAGTTACCGGTAAAGAAGGACTTACTCCGGTTAACAGTGAACCCAAGAAAATCACAAAAGGAGGAATAGAGCGCAAAGCACTCTACAGGAATAATGACATCATCCCCGTAGACGCTGATATTAGTACTGGGAAAACCCAAGTACTCCGCAACAGCAGTAGCAGCGGCGAAAAATATCAGAGATTCTAGCTCAAAAGTGAAACCGTTCCCCATACTGGAGAACTTCTCCCACTTTGTTGCCTTGGTGCCTTGCATACCGAAATGAGATCGACAACAATCCATCAACCTAAACCAATCGGGGGGTAGTAATTCCTCGACTAATTTAAGCGAAATGGAGTCACTCGCTGAAGAAAAATCTACCGTGGCCAGTTGGGAAGTTTTGCTTCCGTCCCGAGCCAAAGCACGATTCCTCTCTTGAGTATTTAAGTCGATCCCAACCCATCGTAGCTTATGCCTGATTACAGAGCCAATACCGAGTTGGAACCAGAGATTAATTCCTGGCTCCACGGCAATAACTCTGTCAGCACGAGCATCTTTGGGTACCGTTATGATCTGATTGCCCACGACAAATTTTGGATAATCTGTTTCTTTTCGCAGATGATCCTGCCATATCGGAAATTCGAATGGCAATCCATCAAGAGGCAACAGATTGTACAGATCACGCGTTGTCCCAGTTTCACACTGGAACTTATTGACGGACGTGGCTTCATCACCCTTTAAAAGAGTGGTTACACCAGGCCCCCAATTGGCGTGTTGGAAGACTTCTTCAATCGAGAGGCAACCAAGTACCTTGCGTATTTTCTGCGTAACTGCGTTAAGCAGCCACACATTGGCCCCCTTAAAAGAGGGGTCAAGCGCAAGATTTCGGAATCTCTCATTAGTACGCCTACAGAGAAGCTCAAATTTCTCGAACTTCTCAAGGGCCTTCTGCTTGGTGTCGTACGGCAGTTCTAAAAAATCTGCCTTCGACATTAGCATTGTGGCCGCATAGGCTGCCCTAAAGCCCTCAGAATCAGAATAATTCAAAGGGTCCACCTCAAGTTGAGCAAGTTGTTCATGCTCACCCGAACTGTAAAGTAAATATACAGTCAAGGCCCTGGGGCAGTCTAGAGCTTGAAGAAACTTCGTCACGGCTACTTGGGTTACCCGAGTAGGTACGCGGTACAGCTTCGCGAGTTTTTCACGTTCGCGCATACTATGAGACTTAGTGAACATGGTATGGTTGCTCCATAAAACTTCGATTAGGGTGAAAGACCCTACTTAGGTGGTTTTAATACCTAAGTCCTTGCGCCGACATACCCTTAGAAAGGAGTGTCGAACGCTTGGATTGCACCCGGCAACGGCGACCCAGTTGCATCGGTCGGTACGTCATCGGATGCGTTGATAGTCCCCACGAGAAACGACGTCAGGAGAGACCAGAAAATCAGTCTCTCCGCCGCCGTCGACCGCTCGGGGAGCATCACATCGAGGTTTGCCATCAGCTCGTACGCCTTAGTCGGAGCGGGTGTGAACCCGTTACCGGCAGGCGCAAGGGCTTCAAGCGTCGGAACAACGAGCTTACTCTGCACACGGTAGACCCTACTGACCTTGGTAGGCGTTCGAACCGACAATGTGTAGACAGGGTAACCAACGGCGATTCCGCCGCTTTGGTCCACCCACCGCGCCACCCCGGGAGTGTTGAAACCCATGGGGGTGTACGTCTTGTCAAACCCGACGGCCGCGGAAGTACTGCGGATCGTCGAGCCCAACAGCGTACTGGCTTTTATGGCTGCTATTGCAGACATGAAGTGCTACTCCTTATGGAATACTGCACCAAGGTCCTCGATCGTCAACGCCGAAATACACCGACAAGAAGAGCTAAGGCATTGGCAGCGTGTTGTACCGATATGGGCGACTTCAACTCTGGCCAGTGGCTAGCCGGGAACCCAATTAAGGGCGTCCTGACATAGTTTATGACCAAGTCTGATCGTTGACCATGTTGGTTCACGTTGCCGTACCCAAACCCGTCGCCAAATGTATACGAAGCGCCGATCGCTTGGTTGGAGTCCTCTGAAGTAAGATGCGATTCCGTACCGTGATGGAAAATTAATCCATCCCAGGCATGCAGGCTTTCAAGCCATGGGCCTATCGGGTAGAACCAGTCCACAACAAAGGACCAAGGGAGTAATTCCCACACGAGGTCTGCGGGATTGTTTAATCCGAGGTCAGCAATAAGCCTTTTAACATGGTCGTCGCGTCGGTATGCAAGTTTGAATCTGCATACAGCCATTGTGAGGTGACTTTCTACCCCACAATGGAGAGGCGTAATCGATCCGCCGGGTCCGGCCGGTTGGCCGGGTGATCCTGCAGTGATCGGCATCTTTTTAATGACCATGTCTTGAGCTTTACCGCTAGCCCCGACAGTAAGGACCCAGGGGTTCGCTTCGAGAAAAGTCTCTAGCGATGAGACACTTTCGTGGATGTCCTGAACTAACGGCTTCCACCCGTACACATACTCAAGCCAATGATTGCTCAAGCGCTTGAACGGGTCAGTCTCTTTAGGAGCTGACGGAAAATGCTTACCTTTAGGGGTCCAACCGAGGTTTGTTAGGCACAGGCCTACGTTTCCGTGCTTGAGGGCTAAAGCAGCTCCAGCCAGACGGCGACAATTAGTCGCAATCATACTGGTTGTCTGCCTGTACTCCCCAAGATCGACAGCTAGGCCACCACTGCTGCCCACTTTGGACATCAGTTTATTTAATGCCTTAACTCGGGCCGACGGTATAAATGTAGCAGTCGGAAACTGTTCCCAGGGCCAAAAGTCGTTCGTCTTCCCTCGCTGGATTAAACCAGTGCCCTTTAAGGCAGGAGGAAAGGCGTAAACTCTGGAGTCAAAAGCGTCTTCACTCCATGCCTTACGAATAGTCACAGTGTGATTATTCTGCGGTAATAATTTCCGCGGCATAGAATTGAAGCCCGGAGTACGTACACCAGTCCAGTCCCTACGCGTCGCCACATACGACCTTGCTTGTTGTATGGAATAACCACACGACTCACAAAGTCTCTGTGTAAACTCATAGGGGGGTGAATTGATGATCTCCGGACTAACACGAAACGGCTTTGGTGACCGGCTCATGTCGGCTCGCTAGAGAAAGTGCTGGGAGGGCGACTCATAAGTTTCTTCTTAATGAGCCGTCTCTGCTGTGCAGTAACTAAATTAATCTGCACTATGATATCGCGCCACACACCGCCGCCGAACATCTCCCTAGACGAAAGAACGAAATCATTCCGCTCTCTAGTGATTGGGAATCGACAGGTAAGTGGTATTGCGATGTAACTCACGCGGGGACCGAAGTCTGCCTCAACAAAAATCATAGAGGCTAACCCGTGGGGGTACTCAGGGAACTCCAGCCGGAAATCATAGCACGTGCGCCATTTTGGAAATAAAGAAATGACTCGCGTACAAATGACTGAACCGAACCGGAAGATCCGCAAAGTTCCCACTGGCACCTTGTTTGATCTAAGAAGAAGTATACCCGCAGAAGTTGGCTGCACATACGGCAGCCCGAGGAGTGGTAGGTTTAACATACCTTATCTCCTTCCGCCTCGTCTATCGTTAGTAAGGCTCCTGTAAAGGAACCCGACCTTCGACAAGTAGGCGGCCGTGACGCTAATCGACCCTGAGGATAACACGCACAACACCAAGAGCGAGCAAGATACGACGCCAAGTGCAAATACTACGCACATAACGACGCCAAGCTCGTAAATACTCAGTGTTAGCATTTGTTTCTCCAGGTGATATTAGCCCACGGTTACAGACCCTTAAAAGGACGCTTCCACCCTCTTACCGCAAGTATCTCCTAGGCAGAAATGCCAATCCAGCTATCGCGTATAAAAACCCACGCGAAAGTTAGATTACGGAGGTGCGAATTGGAGGTTGTGGGCGTACGTGTTCCAGGGAAAGAAACTCCGGGGAGATTAACCCCCGGATTCCTTAGGAACACCTATAGGTAATCTTGAGTGCACCTCAGACACCATGTCGGTGGGGGGACTTCCCCCGGACCGTCGTCGTTTTAGACGGATCTGAGCCATTGCCCTCGCCTATAGAGCCGGTGATTAGCCGGCAACCTTGGACAGG